AACATCGAAGCGCTGCAGTCAGAGTTATGTCGCATACCGTTAAACGAGAGAGCCACACTGATTCAGATTATGTCTAAGCCTGACATGGCAAGACTAGGCATATCAAGCCCAAACTTAGCCGACTGTGTTATGATGAGCATGTACCAGCCTAAGATTAGGCATAGAGAAAGAACAAACAGTTTTATGCAGCAATCACAACAGGTCAATAACAATTATGACCCGATGAACTATTAATTTACGAAAGGGGTAAATTATGAATGTAAAAGAACTAAGAGAGCTCCTATCACAGCACCCTGATGAGCTTGAGATTTTGTTTGAGTGCTTTAGTGACTACACCCGCTTGGACGCAGAAGACATTGAGATTGGACAAGCCGTCGACAAAGGTGACTGGCTAATGAGATCACACCCCACTATGTCACAAGAAAACAAAGATAAAGAGAATACTTATCTATTGTTTCCTGGTAATTAGCATGAACTTTATTAAATCAGCTGCACTACTAGCCGTTATAATCATCGCCATTGGATTTGGCACAGGGTTTGATTACTTTATTGAGTGGGTGGTGTCTTGATTAGACCAATCCAGCCTAGTGACATAATGGAACTGCTAGAACTTGGCAGAAAGATGCACGCTCAAGGCCATTTTAAGCACACTGAATACGATGATGAGAAAGTGATTAACCTATTCATGGGTATTATTGCCAACGACTCACAGTGCTGTTTTGTTGCCGTTAACGCTGGTGAGACTATCGGCTTTTTCATGGGCTTTCTCGACACATATTACTTTGGCAATACCAAAACATCATACGACCTGCTCATCTATGTTGACGAAAAGCACAGGGGGAGCAGTACAGGCGATAAACTGTTACAATGTTACATTAACTGGGCGCGTAAACATGGTGTTACTGATAACAACATTCGATTAGGCGACTCAGCAGAGATAGATTCCGAGGCGGTAGGGCGCTTATACAAACACATGGGCTTTCGAGAACATGGCAAACTATACGTTTTAGGCGGTTAATATGTGCGGTGGATTTGGTGGCGGTTCTAGTAATAACGACCAGGGAAGAATAATAGCAGGGGGCAGAGGTAGCAATATTGCTGTGCGCAGGAAGAGTAAAACGGCGCAAACAATCCAAAATACTATGGCGGGGATTGCCGGCAGTATGCTTTTTCCAGGCGGGGGGCTTGCGTTAACAGAGGCTTCAAAGCGTGCCAATACTGCCGAGTTTGATCTACGCACAGGAGTAGGCACTGCACAAAAGTCCCCGGGCGGTTTAGGTAAAGACTCTGCACGAGATAAGGCCAGAGACTTGCTTGCATCAGCACAGGGATCTGCACAGGGAACGCCCAAAGAAAAAGCAGCCAAGATAATGACAGATACGCAAGACAAGCGTAAGAAAGCAAAAGCAAAGGTAAGCGCTGGGCCAACTAAGCGCAGTAGTACTCTGTTAGCAGGGCGCAAAATAGCAGAAGACAAACTTAAGACGGCATTGGGGCAATAAGATGGCAGACGCTAAACAGATTATTAAACGCTATGATGCAATGAAGTCAGAGCGTGGCACTTTAGAAAGTCATTTGCAGGAAGTAGCAGAGCTTGTATTGCCTAGATCGTCTTATTTTAATGTACAGCGCGACAAAGGCGAGAAGTTGATGACCAAGGTTTTCGACTCTACTGCTATTCATGCCAACGAGCTATTAGCATCGGCAATGGTAGGCTTAAACATGAACCCGGCTACACGCTGGTTTCGTGGCAACACTACCGGCATGGACGATGATTCAAAGAAATACATCGATAACGCCTCCAAGATAATGCTTGAGGCTATTAATTCACCTGATAGCAAGTTTTACACGTCACAGTTTGAGTACTTCATTGAGAATTCAGCCTTTGGAACATCTGGCACGTTCATTAGTGAGCATAAAAGCGGTAAAGGCATCCACTGTCAGGCTAGATCACTAACTGAATTCCTTATTGCTGCCAACTCAGATGGCGATATAGACACTGTTTACCGTAGATTCGAATGGCCGGCACATAGAATATTTGACAAGTGGGGAGACAATTCAGGCGAATTAGTCCTGAAATCTATTAAGGCCAAGAAGCTTGAAACCAAATTCTTTATCATTCATGCCATTCAGCCAAGATCAAAGCGCGATACCACAAAGAAGAACACAGCTAACCTTCCTATTGAGGAGGCTTATGTTTTACTGAAAGACGATCACATATTAGAAGAAGGCGGCTATCACGAAATGCCTTTACCTGTTGGACGCTTTTATAAGTCACCAATGGAAACATACGGCAGAAGCCCAGCAATGACCGCCTTGCCTTTTGTTAAGATGCTGCAGGAGATAATGAAGACCACTATTAAAGCAGCTCAGAAGGCTGTTGACCCTGCTTTGATAACAGTTAGTGACGGCTTTATGAATCCACTAAGAACAGTGCCTGGTGGTGTAAACGTGTTTGATGCTCAGGATGCTAGATCAATCCATGATTTAGTTGGTCAGCTGCCTTCTACTAACCCAGGCATTGGCTTAGACTTCGTGCAAATGCTACAAGATAACATCAGGACTATATTCTTTGTTGACCAGTTGCAGTTTGCTGGTGGACCCACGATGACAGCCACCGAAGTATTACAGCGCACAGAGGAAAAGCTAAGGCTTATTGGCCCATTACAAGGCAGAGTGCAGGAATATCTAGGCGATGTGTTAAGCCGAATCTTTGGTATACTGTTCAGACAGGGCGCTTTTGGTGAAGTACCGGAGAATTTCCCCGCTAAGTTTGACTTTGAATACACCAGCCAAGTGACAATGGCGCAGAAGCAACAAGAGGCTAACGGCTTTATCCGGGGTATTGAAGTATTGGGTCCGTTATTAGAATTAAATCCTAACCTACTGTTAGACAATATCAACGGTAATAAAACGGTTAGAGACACGCTAGAAAACTTTGGCGTTTCGCAAGACAAGTTCAATGATGAAAAGCAAGTTGATCAAGTGCAGGACTTGAGATCACAAAACGAACAACTACAGCAAGAAATAGTAATGCTTCAAGAGGGTGCTAAAGCCGCTCAAGAAGTAAACACAGCGACCGAAGGGGGTCAACAATGAAAGCAAGAATCACAATAGAGTTAGCATGTGAAGAATGTAAGGGCCGATTGAACTATCACAATGATAGCGCAATTGTTAAATGTGGCACTCTTAAATGCAAGATGCGCGGCGTGGAGTTCCTTAGCCCAACCATCCAGCTTGGGCCGGTAGTTAACAAGGCTAGCGCAGAAGCAGAAGCCAAGAAAGCGGCCACTGTTGCAAAGCGTAAGGCGACAATGGAAGCTAACAAGCTTGCTAAAGAAGCTGACACGGGGGTAGCTGATGACCAAGCAAGCGCAACTGCATAAGGACCTAGCCCAAAAGTACAAAATGGTATTTGGCTCAGACGAAGGTAAAGCGGTATTGCTCGATATACTGAAGGACTGCCATGTCATGAGCATTACTGACACGCTGAACACCACTGAAATGATCTTAGCCACTGGCAAGCGAAATGCCGGGCTTGAGATAGCACGTAAAGCGTGTTTTGATCTAGAGCAATTCACTGTCACCGTAGGGGGTGGAGTATGAACAAATTTTTATTAATGAATGAAGAGCTAGGCGACGGTGCTGGTGGTGAAACTGGTGGCGGCGGAGAAGATGCTGGTAACTGGTATGACGGGTTTGCCGAAGATGTTCGCACTAACAACAATATTACTAAGTTTGGATCTGCCGAAGAGCTAGGTAAAAGCTACATCAATGCACAGCGTTTAATTGGTGCCGACAAAATACCTATGCCTGAGACTGATGAAGATTGGACAAACGTGCATCGCCGATTAGGCTGCCCTGATGAAGCCAACATGTACACTATTGACGCTGTTGAAGGCTTTGAAGTTAACGAAGAGCAGCAAACAGCTTTTAAAGAGTTCGCGCACAGCAAAGGGTTTAGCCAAAGCCAAATACAAGCGCTAGCCACTTGGGATATGGAGCGACAAAACTCAGCCGGCACAGCTAACGAAGAATCATCACAAGCCAAGCTAGATGAAGCTAACAACAGCTTAAAGGCAGAATGGGGGGAAGCACACGCACAAAACGTTAACCTCGCTGCACGGGCTGCTGATGAGTTCATGGGGGAAGCTGGTAAAGAGTTCTTTGATAACGCAATGATCGACGGAGTGCCAGCGGGTGAGCATCCAGGCTTATTGAAGATGTTTCATTCAGTCGCCAAGGGCATGATGGAATCGTCAAAGCTTGAAGGCATTGCAAACGAAGGCAAGCAAACGCCCCAGGAAATAAGCGATAGTATTGGGTCTGCTATGGCTAACCCTGCTTATATGAACAAGAACCATCCTGAGCATCCAGCGTTAATGCGAAAAGTGGAGGGTTTATTCAAATTGCAAGCGGGTTAATTTCTGTTATACTGTAACAAGATCAACAGCAGGGCACTTTTTAAGCCCTGCTTATCCCCGACACCCCTTCACAGGGCCGGACTATTCTAAGCAACACACTAGAACTAGGGCCGGCAACGATACCCCGAAAAACTAGATAAATATTTTATTTAACTACTAGGGGACTATTATGTCTACTCAAATCACGACAGCATTTGTGAATCAGTTCGGTGCCAACATCGACCTTTTATCGCAGCAGAAAGATTCACGATTCATGGGCAAAGTGCGCATGGAATCACAGACCGGCGAAACTGGCTTCTATGAGCAGATCGGCGCTACCGCAGCAATTGAACGTACTTCACGCCACGCAGACACGCCTCGTGTTGATACCCCTCACTCAAGACGCGCCGTTACAATGTCTACCTTTGAATGGGCAGACCTTATCGACCAAGCTGACAAAGTACGCATGTTGATCGACCCGACTTCAAGCTATTCACAATCAGCAATGATGGCAATGAACCGTAGTCGTGACGATGCAATTATCGAAGCTGCTTTGGGAACTGCGCGCACTGGTAAGAATGGTACAACTAACATTGTTCTACCTGCTTCACAAAAGATTGCCGTTAACGCTACTGGCTTAACTCTTGCCAAGCTACGCGAAGCTAAGAAGAAGTTTGGTGAAAATGATGTTGATGAAGATATCCGCTTGTATATGGCTATCACTGCTAAGCAACTAGATGACTTGTTGGGCGATACCACTATCACCAGCGTAGACTTCAACACTGTTAAAGCTTTGGTTAACGGCGATATTAACGAGTTCATGGGATTCACCTTCGTCAAGACTCAGCGCTTAACTTTGGATGGCAACAGTGACCGCCAAGTAATTGCCTGGGCACAAGACGGATTATTGCTAGCACAAGGCAGTAACAACATTACACGCATCACAGAGCGAGACGATAAGTCTTATTCTACACAGGTATTCAGAAGTGAAGACTTCGGCGCTACCCGTATGGAAGAAGAGAAAGTCGTTGAAATCGCTTGTAAAATAGCATAGGAGTAAATAATCATGACTGTTGTAAACTTAAACGGTGCAAACTTAATGACGGGATTGGCTGCCGATCCTAAGGTTATGGCTGATCCAGGCTTTAACGGCGCAGTGCGTAACTGGACTGAGACAATTGAAGTCGGTGCTTCTGACTCGATTAACTCTACCTATGCTATTGCTCGACTACCTTCTAATGCTCGCTTGCTTGGTGCTTCACGCATCTATACAGACGACTTAGCATCATCTGGCGCACCTACTATCGATGTAGGCGTGTTTAGCCTTAGCGGTCAATCTACGATCACTGACGACGACGATGCTATTAATGCAGGTATTGATGTCGCCACGGTGACAGATGCAGCTCTTGTTAGCGGTATTGAAAACTTTGGTAAGCGCTTGTGGGAATATGTCAACGCTCAAACGACTGACCCCAAGGGTGATTTAGATATTACCTTAACCCTTAAAGATGCCGCGGTTAACGTTGGCGGTACGATCACAGTTGAGATCTTTTATACCCTCGACTAATCGGGTTTAGCTACCCTTCTAGCTAGATAGCGGGAAACTGCGAAGGGGGTTAATAGCCCCCTTTTTTTTAAGGAGATTATCCCATCGCTTCTGAAGTTGATATCTGTAACCTAGCACTAAACGAAACCGGTGAATCTTCTATTATCGATCTATCAGAAGACACGAAAGCTGGTAGATTGTGCAATCAATTCTATGCCTTGACTCGAGACATGGTGCTTAGATCCCACCCGTGGAACTTTGCCAACAAAAGAGTAGAGCTTGCACAGCTCACAGAAACCCCAGCATTCGAATATGATTTTCAATTCCAATTACCTGCAGACTGTTTACGCGTTCTTAAAACCGATGATGAGTTTGATATCTTCAAGATAGAAGGGCGTCAATTACTCTCTAACAATGCCATCGTAAAAATACTTTATACCCGCAGGGTTGAAGACACCACACAGTTCGACTCCCTATTTACCGAAACTCTATCTTTAATGATCGGGTCAAAACTTGCTTTTAACTTGTCCGACAATAACGGCTTATCAAATACCCTTAAAGCTCAGGCTCAGGCTAAGATTAAACACGCCAAGTCTATGGATGGTCAAGAGGGGATCGTTGACGTTGTAGAGGCTGACACATGGCTGAATTCGAGGTTCTAACCAATGCCTAAA